ATGGCGTCACAGCCGATGTCCGAGGCCGCGCTGCGAAAGGAGGCGCAGAAACTGAGCGAGCTGGCGCTGAAGACGCTGGCCGCCATCATGGGAGGGACTGGCCAGGATGGGGTGAAGCTGGCGGCGGCGCGCGAGGTTCTGGACCGCGCGCACGGCAAGCCGAAACCCGCGGCGAAGGCCAAGCCCAAGGCCACGAAGGACCCCGCGGCGGGGGGCATGACGGTGATCGTCAAGCGCTTCAGCGAGGTGACCCCGCAAGACGAGGCCGAGGCCGAAGCTACCGAGGCGATGTTCCGATGAAGGCCATCCTTCCGGCGAAGTGGGAGCCGCGCGGCTATCAACGGGCGCTGTGGGATTATCTCGAAGGCGGCGGGAAGCGGGCGGACATCGTCGCCCATCGCCGTTGGGGCAAGGACGAGGTGGCCTTGAACTGGACGGCCAGCCAGGCTGCGACCAAGCCCGGGACCTACTGGCACCTGCTGCCCGAGGCGAGCCAGGGGCGCAAGGCGGTGTGGGATGCGGTGAACCCGCATTCGGGCCGCCGCCGCATCGATGAGGCATTCCCGAAATCGATCCGCGCGCGGACGCGAGATGCGGAGATGATGATCCACCTGAAGGAAGGGTCGACCTGGCAGGTCGTGGGATCGGACAACTTCAACTCCCTGATGGGCTCCCCCCCGCGGGGCGTGGTGTTTTCCGAGTGGTCACTGGCCAAACCGGACGCCTGGAGCTTCATCCGCCCGATCCTGGCGGAGAACGGCGGGTGGGCGCTGTTCCTCTGGACACCGCGTGGCCGGGGCCATGCGACGCGGGCGTTCGAGGCGAGGGCGCGCGATCCGGAGTGGTTCACCCTCCGCTCGCCGGCGACGCAGACCGACGTCTTCACGCGCGAGCAGCTAGACCGCGAGCGAGCGGAGCTGGTCGCCGAGCTCGGCAGCGAGGAGGAGGGCCACGCGCGCTATGCCTCGGAGTATCTGGTGGACTTCGACGCCGCGGCGCCGGGCGCCTACTACGCGGGCCTGCTGGGTCAGGCCGAGCGGGACGGGCGTATCGGGCGCGTTCCCTACGACCCGGCGCTCAGGGTCGACACTGCGTGGGACCTCGGCATCGACGACTACACCGCCATCTGGTTCTTCCAGCAGGCGGGGCGCGAGGTGCGCGCGATCGACTATTTCGAGACTTCGGGCGAGGGGCTGCAGGCGGTGGCAAAGCAGGCGATCGCCGGCAAGCCCTATGTCTTCGGGACGCACCACCTGCCGCACGACGTGATGGTGCGCGAGCTGGGCGCGGCCGGTCGCTCGCGGTTCGAGACCCTGGGCGGACTGGGTGTGGCTCCGATCTCGGTGGGCGCGGCGATGGATCCGGAAGAACGGATCAACGCCGGGCGGCTGATGATTCCGATGACCTGGTTCGACGGGGAGAAGTGCGCTGCCGGGCTCGAACGGCTGCGGGGCTACCGCAAGCGCTGGAACCGGGCGACCCGCAGCTACGGCGGGCCGCTGCATGACCAGATGAGCCATGGGGCGGATGCGTTCGGGGAGTTCGCGGCCAACCGGGCGGGCGGGGCGATGGCGAGGCGGGCGCGGGCGCGGCTGGGGGAGCCGTTGGGCTGGATGGGGTGAATTTGTTCTTCATTTGTTCTTGACTTTGCGCGGCGGTTTCGATAGATTTTCGTCAGCGTTGATTGGTGCGTCCGCCGCGCGGCGGTGAGGGCCCTCGACGTTCGTCCAGACAAGCAGTTGGCAGCCTGAGCCGGGACGGTTTTGCGTCCGCGGTTGCGAAGGCGTGTCCGTATTCCCCGCCCTCGCGGCGGGCCAGCCTCACATTCCAGGAGATCGCATGGACACGCCGTTCCACTGGCTCGAGGACGCGACGGTGAAGATCACCGCCACGACCTCAGGCTCCGACCGGGCCAAGCTGCTGAAAATGCCGAGCGGCGCGGTGCAGCTGGAGTTCTTCAACGCCGGCGCTGTGCCGGTGTTCATCCGCAAAGGCGCCGACGCGACGGTGACCGCCTCGGCCAGCAATCCGGACAAGCCGATCGCGGCGGGTGCGATGGAGGTGCTGACGGTGATCAACTCGCCGAGCGCGCCGATCACCCATGTGGCGGCGGTGACCGCGAGCGGGACGGCCGACCTCTACATCACCACCGGCGCGGGCATCTGAGGTGGTGATCCACGCGGGCCTGCGCGGCCCGGGTCACATGTCGGCGGCTTGGCGGCCGGTGTCGACGACGCTGGCCTTGAGCGGCGCGCCGGGGCCGGCCACGCAGAACACGGCCTTCAGCTTTGCGCCGGCGCGGACCGGCGGGACGGGGCCCTACAGCTTCTCGATCGTGGCCGGGACCCTGCCAACGGGGCTCAGCCTGAACAGCACAACCGGCGTTGTCAGCGGCACGCCGAGCGTCGTGGGGACTTCGTCGGGGATCACCTTGCGAGTGACGGACTCCGCGACGTCGCCGGCCACGGCCGACCTGGCAGGCGTCTCGTTCGTGGTCTCGGCGGTGCTGGCGATCAGCGGGACGGCGCCCGCGGTCGGGACGGTGGGTTCAGCCTACAGCTTCACGCCTGGCGCGAGCGGCGGGCGAGGGACAAAAACCTTCGTGCTGACCGGGACCTTGCCGGCCGGGCTCTCGTTCAACGGCGCCACCGGTGTGATCAGTGGGACGCCGAGCGGGGTCGAGACCCAGAGCGGCCTGTCGATCACAGTGACCGACGCGGACGGGCGCACGGCGAGCCTGGCGCCGTTCTCGATCGCCGTGTCTGCGGCCTCGTCGGGCGTCGCCTCAGCTTCGGCCGGCGCGAGCTTCATGCGCGACACCATCGTCAAGGCCGCGCGGCTGGGCGTGACCAACAGCACCAAGTGCACAGTCGCCTGGAGCATGCGCGGGACGATGTTCACCGGCGCGGCGATCCAGGGGAACAGCTTCGCAGGCCAGGTGATCATGCAGTCCGACCCGGCGACGGCGGGCGAGGTGACCGCCGGCGTGGCGCCGGGCCTGCTGGTGGCCTTCGAGAACTCGGGGATCGCGCAGCTCAACTTCAACAACTCGACCGGGGTCACGCCCGGCGTGGACGACATCAAGTTCGGCCTCGCCTCGCCCTACACGCGCTGGTTCACGGACGACGCCTGGAACACCTACCTGCTGACCTGGGACACCGTGACCGGCGACTGGGCGATGTATTGGGGCGACGGCTCAACCGGCGACATGGTCGACCTGCGCGCCGCGGGCGTCGCCACGGCCGTGGCGCTGCCGAGCGGGTGCCTTGCGGACTGGAACAACATCAATGGGTTGATGATCGGAGCGTCCACCTGGGCGTTCGGCGGCGCCTACGGTCAGCTCGGCGACATCTACGCCGGCGTCGGCGAGACGATCTCGAATGGCGCTGGAGCGATCCCGCTGGCGACCCTGCGCAAGTTCTACGCCGCGGGAAAGCCGCAGGACCTCACTTCTTTCCCGACCGGCCGCCAGCCGGAGATCCTGCTACTGGGCGGGGCGGCGGGCCTGACGACCAACCTGGGGACCGCAGCGCCCAGCGGCGGGTTCGCCGTTGCGCCGTCGCTGTTCATCGAGGGCGTCGCGGCGCACGACGGCTACACGGGCGATGAGGCGTTCGGCCTGATGGACGCCGCCTTCGGCCCGGGCGCGGGCGAACCGGCGGGACCGCACTATCGGTGGACCGCCGCCGGCAGCGCCGTCTCACCGGCCAGCGTGACGTTCGGGACTCAGGTCCACGCACCGGACGGCCATCGGATCTCCGTCGGCGACCTCCTGCTGATGCAGATGCAATTGCAGGATCGGAGCGGCGCGTTTGATCACCAGGTCACCGTGCCGGACCTGCTGAAGTCGGCGGCCGGGGCGAACCAGGCGAGCGCCTGGACGTCGCTCACGGGCGGGTCGGTCAATCCGTCCGCCGACGTCTCAACGTTCCAGGTCTGCTACCGTTTCGCCGACGCCGCCGACGTGCGCATGGCCGAGAGCTATTCGCAACGCGACGCCAGCCTGGTGACGACCTCGAGCACCAGCGTCACCATTCCCGGCGGTCCGCCCGGCCTGCCGAACGGCGGCGCGGCGTTCAACATGACCTTCTCGGCGGGCAAGGGTTTCGTCCCCGGCGACGTCGTCGAGGTCTACAATAACAACCAGATCAACGACCGGCTCACCCGGTTCTGGGCGACGCTGAACAGCTATGACGCCGGGACGGGCGTCGCCAACCTTACGGCCTTCGCCTCGGAAGACTCTGTCACCAGCAACACCCACTGGACGATGACGCTCGGCGGCTATCGCTGGCGCTGGACGATGAGCGGGTCCGGCGCGGGCTCGGCCCTGCAGACCGGCCAGGCGTTCCTCGACTGCTATGGCGGGGTCAGCGCGGTGGGCGCCACGAACTTCGCGACGGCGGGCTGGGCCAATCCGGGATCGATCTCGACGGGCGGGATCACCACGAGCCACGCGAACGCGGTCGTGGTCAGCGGTTTCCTGGCCGACGACGCGACGCCACACTGCACGCCGCATGCCGGGGCGACCTGGGCGGCGCGGTGGCGCAACTACAAGACCGGGAGCGGCGGGAGTTGCCAGCGCATCCTCGCCGACGAGCTCAAGGCGAGCGCCGGCGCCTATGGCGCCCAGCGGGTCGACCTGAAGGCGATCGATGCGTCATCGACGTTCAATGGCTTCGTGCTCGGCTTCAACCTCGAACTGGTTCCTTGAGCGCGCGGAGCAGAGATGGCGACCAGCACCGTCACCACCACCGACGCCGCCTGGGCGGCCGTGAAAGCGGCCACAGCCGGCGACACCATCGTCCTGGCGACCGGCAAGTATGGCGTTCTCACGCTCTCCAACTTCAGCAAGGCGCAGCCGGGCGTGACAGTGAAGGCCGGCGGCCTAGTGGTGCTGGACGGCCTGGTCGTCAACGGCTCTCAAGGTCTCAGCTTCGAACGCTTCGAGATCGCCTTGCCACAGCCCAAGGGGCAGTACGCGGTGCAGGCGGTGGGCTCGTCACAGCTGGCGTTCCGAAACCTCCAGGGCCATTCCGCCGATCTGTCCCTGGGCGGCGTCGGGATGTTCGTCCGGGACTGCAGCGACCTGACGATGGAGGCTTGCGCCTTCCATCACCTGGGTGTCGGCGTCGGCCTGATGGACAGCCAGCGGGTGAGTTTGACCGACACGGACATCCACGACCTGGGCGCGGACGGCGTCGACATCGCCGGATGCTCCAACTGCGTGCTGGACGGCGTGCGGGTGCATGACCTGCGCCCGACCGTGGACGCCGACGGCTCGGTGAGCGTGCATCCCGACGCCTTCCAGTTCTGGTCGACGGCGAAGAACGCCCTCGGAGTCGACAACGTGATCCGCAACTGCAGCTATGTGCGCGGCAGCGCTGGCGCGCAGGCGGGGTTCGGCGGCGCCGCGCAGGGGATCTTCGCCGAGAGCCAGCAGAACCTGCAGGTCGTCGGCAACGCGCTGGTCGGCACCCTACTGAACGGCATCTCCTTCTCGACCTGCGTCGGCGGCCTGATCCAGGGGAACCTGGTGCAGGGCTACGAGGACTACGGCGCGCGGATCATCGTGCGCGGCGGGTCATCTGACGTGGCGGTGAAGGACAATACCGCGACGGCGCCGGTTGTTCTGCTGCACCAGGCGGGCGAGGCCGATCCAGTGAGGCCGGTGGTCAGCGGGACGACCGTGACAGCCAACGCCAGAGTGGGTGACGCCTCGGCGCTGGATGCCTGGCTGGCGCAGCGTTCGGAGCCGCCGCCGCTCGCTGAACCCGATCCGAAGGACGCGCAGATCGCCGCGCTGACGGTGCGGGCGCAGGCGGCGGAAGCGTCGCTGGCCGACACCCAGGGAAAGCTCAGCGACGCCTTGACGCAGCTGGCCGCCGCAGGCGCCGCGCTGAACGCCGAGCAGGCCCGCGTCGCCGCGGCGCGGACGGCGCTCGAGGCCTGAGATGCGACAATTCCACTGGAGGTCCAACATGGCTCAGGTGCTCGATAGCGACCCCTTCAGCGTGCCGATCCGCTGGGCGATGCCTGGGATGACATGGTGCGGTGAAACCGCGTCTTGCAGGCCCGGAACGATCCGCTCTTCATGGGCGCGACGGGCCAGGACGTTCTGCGCGGCGGAGCAGGGCCGGCGGCCTCAGCGGCGCCCGACCCGCAGCGGACCGACCCCTGAGGTTTGGCCTACCCTCGCGGTTTCTGCTTTGTTCTTGACGTCGCCAAGCGGCGCTGTCAGCGTCGCGCCGCATTTCTGTAAGGCGTGTTGGGACAATGACGGTAGAGCGCGTTTCGGCTGGCGGCCATTTTCGGGTCCGGCGCGGTCATGGCCTTTTGCATCGTTCAGCTCTTCGGGGGCGGCCATGGCGAGTTGCCTGACGACGTGATCGCGGGCGCGGCGCTGTTTCTCGGCCTGGCCTCGCTGGGCACCTTGATCGGACGGGTTCCGGAAGGACTCAAGTTCACAGGCTCCGCAGGGTTTGTCGGCGCTGCCGACGCGATCGCCTGGATCGTCCGTGTCGGCACGACGGTCGCCATCGTGTGCGGCATGGCGTTGCTGGTGATCTCGCTGGGGCTGATCTTCGCCGATCGAACTCTGCGCAAGGCGTCGGCCGCCCTCGCGCCGCCGGCCAGCTGAGAGAATGTTCCTGATTTGTTCTTGACTTTGGCGCGCGATATCGCTACAGTTTTGTCAGCGTTGATTGGTGCGTCCGCCGCGCGGCGGTGAGGCTCCGGTCCGCTTCCTTCCAGATGTCAGCGGGGCGTGTTTCGGCCCGTCATCCACCCCCGGGTTCGCTCGCGCGGGGTTTTTTGCTTGCCGCCTTGGGAGTTATCCTTGTCCGACGACGAGATCATCCGCGACGCCCGCGAGGCGTTCGAGCTGGCGGCGGACGCCGAGGCCGAGAACCGGCGCGAGGCGCTGGACGACCTGCGGTTCGCGAGGCTGGGCGAACAGTGGCCGGCGCAGATCAAGCGCGAGCGGGACCTGGACGGGCGGCCCTGCCTGACCATCAACCGGCTGCCGGCCTTCATCCGCCAGGTGGTCAACGACGCGCGGCAGAACAAGCCCGCCATCGTGGTGCATCCGGTGGACGACGCCGCGGACCCGGACACCGCCGAAGTGTTCAACGGGCTGATCCGGCATATCGAGCAGTCCTCGGACGCGGAGGTCGCCTATGACACCGCGCTCGATTTCGCGGTGACCGCAGGCTTCGGCTACTTCCGGATCAACACGCGCTACGCCTCCGACGACGGGTTCGACCAGGACCTGGTGATCGAGCGGGTGGCGAACCCTTTCTCGATCTACGGCGACCCGGACGGGACGGCGGCCGATTCGTCCGACTGGAACTCGGCCTTCGTGGTCGACACGCTCCCAAAGGCCGCCTTCGAGGCGCGGTGGAAGGGCGCCGATGCAGTCGACTGGACCGCCGACAGCTACGCTTCGCTGACCAGCCCCTGGCTGGAGGGCGACCGAGTGATGGTGGCCGAGCACTGGCGGCGGGAGGCGGTGCGGCGGACCATCGTGGCGCTGTCGGACGGCCAGGTCGTCGAGATCGCGGTCTACGAGAAACAGAAGGCGATGTTCGACGCCTTAGGCGTCACTGTCGTCGGGCGTCCGCGGCAGGTGGCGAGCCACAAGGTGACGCAGCGCATCCTGACCGGCGCAGAGGTGCTGGAAACTGTGGAGTGGGCGGGGAAGTTCATCCCGATCGTGCCAGTCTATGGCGAGGAACTGCATGTGGACGGCCGCCGGCGACTGCGCGGGCTGGTGCGCGACGCCAAGGATCCGCAGCGGATGTTCAACTACTGGCGCACGACCTCGACCGAACTGGTGGCGCTGGCGCCCAAGATCCCGTTCATCGGCCGCAAGGGCGCCTTCGAGACCGACAGCGCCAAGTGGGCGACGGCCAATACCCAGACGCACGCCTATATCGAGTACGACGGCCCCGAACCGCCGATGCGACAGGGCTTCGCTGGCCCGCCGGCCGGCGCCATGGCCGAGGCGGCCAATGCGGCCGACGACATGAAGTCGATCATGGGCCTCTATGACGCGAGCCTGGGCGCGCCTTCCAACGAGACCTCCGGCAGGGCGATCCTGATGCGCCAGCGCGAGGGCGACGTCTCGACCTTCCACTATGTGGACAATCTGAACCGGGCTATGCGCCACGCCGGGCGGATCCTGTTGGACCTGATCCCCAAGGTCTATGCGGCGCCGCGGGTGGTGCGGGTTCTGGGGCCGGACGGCCAGGCGAGGGCGGCGCCGGTGAACCAGCCCGCGCGGAGCGCGGGCGCGGGCCAGGCGCAACCCGATCCGACCGGCCAGTTGCGGCAGATCGAGAAGATCTACGACCTGACCGTCGGCAAGTACGACCTGACGGTGCGGTCGGGGCCGAGCTTCACCAGCCGCCGGGAAGAGGCGGCCAACCAGATGCTGGAGTTGATCCGCGCCTATCCCGCCGCCGCGCCGGTGATCGGCGACCTGCTGGCCAAGAACCTCGACTGGCCGGGCGCCGACGATGTTGCACAGCGCCTGCAGGCGATGCTGCCGCCGCAAGCTCGCGGGGCCGATCCGCAGGCCCAGGCCGCTCAGGCTGAGCTCTCGAAGCTTGCCCAGGCGCTGGCGGCGGCGAAGGCTCAGATCGCCGCCCTGCAGCAGGATCGCAGTCACGAGGCGCGCAAACTGGAGATCGATGCGTTTGAAGCGGAGACGAACCGGCTGAAGGCCTTGCGCGGCGCGCCGCCGACGGCTTGACGTTCGGTATTTGTTCTGATGAGGTTGCGATGTTCGGTGAGGTGCTGAGGGCGTTCGGTGTGCCGATGCTGAGGGACAGATCGGATGGCGAAGGGCCTGGTCCCTCACGGATTTCGCGGGCCCCAGGTCTTTTGCCGGCGCCGAAGCCGTGGGACGCCTACGCTCAGCAGCCGCCTCCTTCCCGAGAGAAGCAGGGTGGGCTCGATATCTTCGTCGGCGGCGGGGCGGATGATCTCATGCCGGGCGGCGGGGTGATGCGAAGCTACGCCGACGGCTACGCCCGGCAGACGGGACGGCCCACGCGATACCTGCCCAACGCTCAGCTGGCCCAGATCGTGGACGCCATCCGCGAAGGCAATGCGACCGGCGGTCCGGTGAATATCGTCGGGCACAGCTGGGGTGGGCCCGACGCCTACAATGCGGCGGCCGCCGCGGCTACGGACGGCCTGACGGTCGACAACCTGGTGACGCTCGATCCGGTCAGCGGTCCAAGCGGCGCTGTCTATGGCCCGGCGAACGCCAAGACCTGGATGAACGTCTATGCGGCGCCGGCCGACCCTGATTATACGGACAGGATCACGCACCTTCCGCCCTTTTCGCGAAAGCCGTCCAACCTGCCGGTGCACGAAGCCGATCAGCCAGTGGCCGTGACGCGGAACCATTGGGACGTCGGGGGGATGATGCGCGACAGCGGCGCGCGTGCGCTTCTCGACAGCAGCCGAGTCGCGGTTGCCGATCCGTCCGTGGCGTTCGACCGGCCGCCCACTGAAGCTGAGTTGCACGACAACCTGCCCATGATGGATTGGATCCAGGCGCGAGAGGCGCAGAAGCGGGGACCGGGCGCCGTCGCTCGCGTGCCGGGGACCTAGTCATGCTGGGCCTTTTCGGGTGGATTGCGGACCGACTGCCGAACGCCCAGGCGCCGGTCGTTGGCTTCCTGCTGATTGGTGTCGCCGTGATCCTGGCGCTTCCTCTCGCCTCGGCCTTTCTGGGAGCGTTGAGATTTGGACGGCGTGGCGGCGTGGTGGGTCTCGTCGCCGGGTGGATCTTCGCCCTCTATGCGGGCGGATCGATAATGGCGCTGTTCAGCGGTTGCCGCTTCGACCACCGTTGCGATGGGGCCGACGTGTTCACCAGCCTCGGCGCGTTCGCGAAGTGGGCGGGAGTCGGAGTGCTGGCGACGGCGCCATGGCAGATCGCCTGGATCGCGGTTGCGGCGGCCTGCCTCTACGGCGGCTTGCGGGTGCGGCGGCGAAAAATGGCGACTGCCTAGGACGAACCTGGCCCGGCTTCTCCGGGACCAATCTTCGGCGCCGCGAGCGCCACATCACAGGGGACATCATGAAGAACGCTGACGCCGCGGGCGAGGGTAACCTCGTGCGCGCAGACGACCTTGCCTCCGCTTCGGCGGAGGCTCCCGAGGCCAGCGAGGCCGGAGGTCCCGACGACACCTTCGACCTTGAGGTGGATGGCCAGGTCCACACCCTGCCGGCCGCGCTGAAGGGCGCGTTCCTGCGGCAGGCGGACTACACGCGCAAGACCCAGGAACTGGCGGAGCACCGTCGGGCGCTGGTCGTCGAGCGGCAGACGGCGGCCGCCCAGATCCAGGCGGCGGGACAGGCGAGCCACGACCAGGTGCGACTCGCCGCGCTCGATCACCAACTATCGGAGTTCGGTGGCGTCGACTGGCAGGCCTACGCCGCGCAGGACCCGCACGGGGCTCAAGCGCTCTGGGGGCGGTTCCAGGCGATGGCGCAGGCCCGCGACGGCCTGGCGCGGGCGCTGGCGCATCATGCCGAGCGCGGCGAGCTGCGGGCTGCGCGCGAAGCCGCTGAGAAGATGGCCGAGACCGGTCGCGCGCTGCATCAGGAGATCGACGGCTGGTCGCCGGAGGTCGCGGCCAAACTGGTCGACTATGCCCGCGCCTTCGGTGTGACGAACGAAGAACTGGCCCAGATGGCCGATCCGCGGCTCTGGAAACTGCTGCACAAGGCCTACCACGCCGACCAAGCCAGCCGGGGCGAGGGCGCCTCGAGCGCGGCGGTCCTGGCCCAAGCGGTCCGGCCGGCGGTGTTGGTCAGCGGATCTGCGGCAGGCGGCTCCGGCGTTCGCGACGAGCTGGGCACCAAGGAGTGGATGAAGCGCCGCAACGAAATCGTGCGAAAGGGCCACTAGATGGCGGTGTTCCTTGGAAACCCAGGCGGCGCGCCGTTTGGCGAGGCCGAGCCAGCGCCTTCAGGACTGATCAGGGGTCCGCTGCTGACCTTGGATGAACTGGCGGCGCTCGCGCAGGCGCCGAAGCGGTCGCCGGGCACCGAAGTATCGATCCGGGCCACACCGATCGAGGCCCTCGACGGGTGGAAGGACCACATGTTCGTGCACTACGACGACGGCGCGAACCAACTGATTGCGCGAGGCGGCCCAACGGAGCGCTTCGGGCCACGCTTCTTGAGCCGGTCAAATCGGGTCGGCGCCGAGGTGACCCCTGAAGCGTCGAGCAAGGACTATGGCGCGCCCTACCGCACCATCGCGACCCGCTTCCTTCCTGGAGTCGCCGCGGACGCCGCAGCCGCGCCCGCCCGGGCCCATGCCCTGGGAGTCGACCGCTTTGGCAACGCCTACGACTGGGATTCAAACTCCAACAGCTACGCTGCCGACGTTGCTCAACCGATCCTCGGCTATCGTCCCGGCGATGGCCGGACGCCGGGGTACGATCATCGCCTGTCGGATGAGGCCCTCGCGCCTGCGCCCCAAGGATCTGTTTTCACCGGGCCGCTGCGGGCCGACAACTGGACGCCGATCATCCGCAATCCGCCTTTCTAGGTCGGCGGAGGCGGCGCCTCGCGTGGATGATAGGCCATCGCGACCGCGCTGCCGATCATCGCTAGCACCGCAGCAAGTTGAAGCACGGCGAAGTAAGCCAGCAAGGCCAAGCCTTGGCCGTCGCGGTCCCAGCTGTCGTGCGCCGGCCTCAGCATCATGACGATCACGAACACGAGGATCAGCGCGCAAGGCGCCCACGGCAACAGCACCCGCCGAACGATCGGACCCCTGTCCGAGACCGCGGCCACGATCCAGGTGACCAGCACTGCGCCCGCGACGCCCAGAAGCGGCATAAGTCCGATATCCACAGCGGGGCGCGCCGCCGCGACGCCGGAGGCGACAAGAGCCGCGAGCACGCCGGCCAGGACGGGAGCGACGACATAGCGCGTGATCACACGCACCCAACCTGTTTTTGAGATGCCACCCAAGACCGAAGTTCCTGTTTCGTTCAAAACTAGACCTTAGCCGTAGCGAGCGCAAGCCGCGCGGCCTTCTCGAGTTCGCATCGAGGCTGTGCGGCGACGCCAAGAGCTTCGATCACCGGGCTCGGCCCGACCCATCCACGACCTGCCGCCCCCGGCTGAGCGCCGGCCGCCCGAACACGCGCATTCCTTGCGCCTCGGCGGCTTCCGCGCGGCGGTTCCACACCCCATCCTGAAAGGACGACCGAATGGCCAACGCCATCCTGACGCCGACCGCGGTGACGCGGGAGGCCCTGCGCGTGCTGCATCAGAAGCTCAACTTCGTGGGCTCGATCACGCGCGAATACGACGACAGCTTCGCCCGCCAGGGCGCCAAGGTGGGCGACACCCTGAAGGTGCGCCTGCCCAACCAGTACACGGTGCGGACCGGCTCGACGCTGGCCGCCCAGGACACCACCGAGACCTCGGTGGACCTGAAGGTGCAGACGCAGAAGGGCGTCGACCTGAACTTCACGTCGGTAGACCTGACGCTGGCGCTGGACGATTTCTCCGAGCGGATCATCGAACCAGCGATGAGCGTGCTGGCGGCCAACATCGAGGCCGACGCCATGACCATGTACCGCGACGTCTACAACCAGGTGGACAACCAGGGGCAGGCGGCGACCTTCACCAAGGTGCTGCAGGGCCGCAAGATCCTGGTGGACAACCTGGCGCCGCTGAACGGTCGGACCTGCAATCTGAACACCCAGGACAACGTCGACCTGGTGGACGCGTTGAAGGGCCTGTTCAACGACCAGACGACGATCAGCAAGCAGAACCGCGAGGGCTTCATGGGCCGGACCGCCGGGTTCGATTTCATGGAGAACACGCTGTGGCCGTCGCATCCGCGCAGCGCCGCGGCGGGCTATCAGGTGAACGGCGCCTCGCAGGCGGGCGGCGCGTTGACGGTGAACACCGGCACGGGCGTCCCGGCGCTCGGCGACGTCTTCACCATCGCCGGCGTCTTCCGGGTGCATCCGGAGACCAAGCAGTCGACGGGGATCCTGCAGCAGTTCGTGATCAGCGGGACCTCGACCACGACCTCGTTCACGATCAGCCCGGCGATCGTCACCAGCGGCGCGGGCCAGAACGTGTCTGGCTCGCCGGCCTCGGCGGCCGCCATCACCTTCTCGGGGACGGCCTCCACCAACTACGGGATCTCCATGGCCTATCAGAAGGGAGCTTTCGCCTTCGCCAGCGCCGACATGGTGATGCCGCGTGGCGTCGACTTCGCCGCCCGCGAGGCCTTCGACGGGGTGTCGATGCGGATCGTCCGCCAGTACGACATCAACAACGACAAGTTCCCGTGCCGCCTCGACGTGCTCTACGGGTTCAAGACCATCCGTCCGCAGCTCGCCTGCCGGCTGGCCAACCACTAGCGACAAGCTCGCTGAACCCCCGGGCGGTCGGCGACGGCCGCCCGGGTCCTTCCGACATTTCCAATCGAGGCGCCCATGGCGATCACGACCTATGCCGAGCTGCAGGCGGCTGCGGCCAACTGGCTGGTGCGCGGCGACCTGACGGCGCGGATTCCGGAATTCATCGCGCTGGCCGAGAGGCGGCTCAACCGGGTGCTGAGAGCGAGGTTGGCGGAGACCGAGGCGGCGCTGACCGCGACGGTGGGCGTGCGGACTATCGCGCTGCCGCCCGGTTTTGCCGAGCCTCTGGCGCTATGGATCGTGCGCGGCGCCGAGCGGGAGGCCCTGCGGTTCATCGAACCCAGCCTGCTGGGCGTCTCGAGCCTGCGCGGCGAGCCGCGCTGCTGGAGCATCGACGGGGCGAACCTGGCTTTCGAGCGACCCTGCGACCAGGCCTATGGCTTCGTCCTGCGCATGCTCGTGAAGTTCGCGCTGTCCGACACGGCGCCGACCAATCCGCTGCTGAGCGACTATCCCGACGCCTATCTGTTCGCGACGCTTTGCGAGGCCGGGCCGTTCTTGCGGGACGACGCGCTGGCCGGCGCCTACGAGGCCAGGCTTTCGCGGGCGATCGAAGAGATCAACGCCAAGGACGCCCGCGCCCGGGCGGCGCGGGCGCTCGTCACCGACCTTCCGCCGCGCACGGCGGGCGGCTTCGACATCACCAGGGGACTTTGACCATGCTGACGCCCATCGGGCCGGGAATCCCGGCCGCCTTCCACACCGTGCTGAAGTCGATCCACGACGCGATCCGCGAGCTGCAGACGCCGGAGGAGCCCAAGCCGGTGTTCGCCGCCGTCCAGGCCAAGCTGCCGCCGGCCGCGTCCTATCCGCAGTGTGTGGCGCTGGTCAGCGACCTCAGCACCCTGGCCCATTCCGACGGCGTCCACTGGATCCGCCAGGACACCGGCGCGGTGATCGGCTGATGCCCTCGTCCTGGTCTCCCTCGCTGCGGTTCGAGCTGCAGTTCACGGGCGAGAACATCAACCTGTGGGGCGACAAGCTGAACGCGGTCCTGGGCCACGCCGACTATGCGGTGGCCGGCTGGTTGACCAAGGCGCTGACCGCTGACGGAGCGCTCGCGACCGCCAACGCCGGCGACGACGAGGCGCGCGCGGCGATGGTGAAATTCACCGGCGCGGGGCCGTTCACAGTGACGCTGCCGTCCGTGAGCAAGAGCTACCTGGTGTGGAACGCCTGTTCGTCGGCGGTGACCCTGACCACCGGCGCCGGCGCGGTCGTGGCGGTCGACGCCGGCGATATCGTTCAGGTCGCCTGCGACGGGATCAATGTGAAGACGCCGGGATATGGCGGCTATCCTCTAAAAGACTTTATCGCCGCCTCTGTACTTTCTGCGACTGGCAGTCTCCCAGCCGCCACGGGGAATGGAGGAAAGTATCTCTACTGCGACGGAACGGTGTGGCTGCCTCGCCGCATCCAGTCCGCCGACATTGGCGCGTTTGACGCCATATCGATCATCAATGGTTACACTCTCTCGGGAAGTGTAAAAGAAGAAGTATTGTCCATTCTAGGCGCATCTATTGACGTAGCGACTGGAGAATTTTTTATCAAGACAATAAGTGTGAATACGTCATTTGGTTTCGTTGGTGCGACAGCTGGAAAGGCTCAAGCTTTCATTTTGGAGCTAACAATTTCCGCTGGAGCCATACCTACATGGCCGACGTCCGTTGCCTGGTCCGGTGGTGTTGCTCCGACCCTTCCGAACGGGCGTAGTGTCATCTCATTCCTCACCATGAACGGCGGGACTACCTGGACCGGTGCAGTGCTCGCGTTGAATGCATCATGACCGCCTCGAAGATCGCCATGCTAGCGTCCAATCGTCGAGCGTTCCTGATTTCGCCCCCGGTTTCGGGCAAATCGGCCTGGGACCTTGACGCCAATGGTCCGTTGAATCTGGCATCGCCCGGTTCTTGGGCTATCACCCCACTAGGGGCCTTCTATGCCCAAACCAAAGCCTGGGGCGCCGGGGGCGGTAGCACCACGTGGAACGGCGGTGCCGGAGGCTTTGCGGGCGGGACAGTCTACTTCGAGCCGGGTCTGAATTACACCATTGATGTGGGTTCCTCATTTTCAGAGGGAGCGGCCGGTTCGCCAGGCGGAGGCAGCGGCGGGATCGGAGGTGGCGGCGGTGGCGGGTTCTCCGGCCTTAGAAAAGTGGCCGCCTCTCCCGTATTGATTGCAGCCGGAGGCGGCGGTGCTGCAGGAAACGCCATGTCACTGGGTGGCGGCGGCGCTGGTGGCGGATTGGTCGGAGGTGGCGCGCAGGACGCTACCGTTGGCGGCAAGGGAGGCAACCAGACCTTGGGCGGCGGGCGCGGGATCGGTTCGGGTTCCAGCGGACAGGATGGAAGCACGTTGCAAGGTGGCAACGCTACAGCCGCCGGCATCCAGACTGGAGGCGGTGGTGGCGGCTATTTCGGGGGCGGCTCAGGTGGCTCAATCTCGAACCCAAGTGATCCTGACAATCTCTTCTTGCCTAGGGGCGGCGGTGGCGGCTCGAGCTATTGTGACGCAACTCGCGTGCTTTCCGCGGTGCTAAGCGCAGGCGTAGGAGCAATACCCGGAAATAATGCTGACGCAGATCGCGGAGCAGCTGGAAATCCCGGTGTGGCTGGCCGATTAAAGATATCTTAGGTAGGCCGCGCTTTTCGAAGCAGGTTAACCGCGAAATCTGGGATTTTCTTGTATGCAACGTGATAATTGTCGTTGAATGACGCAAATTCAAATCCCAGACTTCTCCACATAATATTTAATGACAATTTCGTATATATTGTAATATGCCCGTTTCTTGGCGCGATGTACCACCATGAAATTCCAATATCTTGGATGTTTTCTGGTTGAATCATTGTAGAAAAAAATATAATACCATGATCGTCAAGCATAGATGACATATCATTTACTGCAAATAGCGGTTTATGAAGATGCTCTAAAGTTTCAAAGCAAGTTATTAAGTTGAACAATTTTTCTGGTTTCGCCGAGAATTCGGCGATCAGCGGATCGTATGATTCATAATCGTTAAAGCCAAATTTTTGCATCAACTTGGAAAATAAACCGTTTCCGCCGCCGTAGTCTAATCCATGTACTTGACTCTCGAATGATCGCAACTCAGTAGAAATCATAGTTGCGTGATTTCTAGGTCTAGATTCAATAAAATCCGGATCTACGCGGATGTATTCGTCGTTATATATTAACGAAGAAAATTCATGTGTAGACCATTGATCAAACGCACTTGTAAAAATCAGCCCACACCTAACACAACGTGTGTAAGGGATCGCGTAGCCAGCCGGCACCAACGGAGATGATCGTTCATCTTCACACGAACGATTGAAGTCGATGCGGCCAAACGGCCGCACCTCTGATCCGCATACCTTGCAGTCGGCGGCGAGGGTTTCGATGATCTTCATAACGCTGCTTCTAGCAGCAGGAGTTCCGCATGCGAATTCCCCTCGACCTTCCGCCGGGGTTGAACGGCGATGACACCAGCTTTGCTGGGAACGGGCGGTGGGCTGATGGGTCCAATGTGCGGTTCCGGCTGGGGCGGGCGCAGACGATCGGTGGGTGGGAGAGCCTGTCGGCGGACCCGCTCACCGGGGTCTGCCGGACGGTGTTTCCCTGGACCGACAACGCCGCGGTGCTGAATATCGCGTTCGGCACCCATTCGAAGCTGCAACTCTGGCAGGGCGGGGCGCTGTTCGATATCACGCCGGCGTCGGGCTTCGCGGCCGGCGCGATCGATGGGGCTGGCGGGGCAGGGTACGGCACCGGCGGCTATGGGGTCGGCGGCTTTGGACAGCCGTCGACGACCGACTACTTCCCGCTGACCTGGTCCTTCGGGGCATGGGGGCAGAACCTGCTGGCGAGCCCGCGCAACCAGACGATCTTCGCGTGGACCAACGACACAGGCGCGCCTGCCGCGGCGCTGGCCAATGCCCCGGCGAATGTCACGCACATGCTGGTGGCGCCGTTGAACGGCGGCTACCAGGTCTTTGCGCTCGGCTGCAACGAGGAGGTTTCCGGGACCTTCAACCCGCTCTGCATCCGCCACTCCTCGATCCGCGACAATACCCAGTGGAGCACGCTCGCCGACGGCTCGACCGCGCGCGAATATGTGCTGACCGGCGGTGGGCGGATCGTCGCCGGGCGGATGGTCGGGCCCTACATGCTGGTGTGGACGAGCGACGCCCTGTTCCTGGGAACCTTCGTCGGGTCGCTGAACCAGCCCTGGCGCTTCGACCGGGTGGGCCGCAACTGTGGCCTCGTCGGGCCGAACGCAGCGGTGGTCGTCGGGCAAACCGCCTTCTGGGCGAGCCCAGACCGGCAGTTCTACAGCTATGGCGTCGGCGGCCAGCCCGAGCCGATCGCGTGCCCGATCCGCCAGGATTTCGCCGATCGGCTGGCGGCCAGCCAGGGCGACAAGGTCGTGGCGTCGTCCAACGCCGAGTTTTCGGAGATCCGTTTCGACTATCCTGACAGCCGCGACGGTTATGAGAACAGTCGATACTTGGCGCTGGCCCTCTCCGGCGCGGATGCAGGCGCCTGGCATCGCGGTGTGATGGCGCGGACAGCCTTCGTCGACGCGGGGCCATCGCTCTATCCGATCGGCGTCACCTATGACGGCGTGGCCTACCACCACGAGAAGGGACATTCGGCGGACGGCCAGGCCTTTTCCTGGTTCATCGAGACGGCCGACAGCTATCTCGATCCGGACAGCTGCCTGCTGGTCCGGGAGGTCTGGCCGGATTTCAAGGATCAACTAGGCCCGGTGGCTGTGAGCATCACCGCGCGGCGCCATCCGCAGGACGAAGAGCTGATCGTCGCTGCGCCCGCCATGTCGCCCGGCGACGCCAAGACGGACATCCTGGTCTCCGGGCGGCTGTTCAAGGTGACCTTCGCGGGCTCCAGCGCGCCAACTGCGTGCCGGATCGGCCAGCCAGTGTTCGACGCCACGGCGGCCGGGCGACGATGAATTTCGCGGCTGAGTGGGCGCGCTCAGCGCCCTGGCTCGACGCCGCGCTCGACCACGCTGGACGAACCCACTCTCTTGAGGATGTGCGGGCCGCGATCGATCGCGGCGAGGCCCGGTTGTGGACCGGCCGAGGCGGCGCCCTGGTGGCCGCCATCGAAGACGATCCGGGCGAGCGGCGGCTGCTGATCTGGCTGGCCGGCGGCGCGCGAGACGAGCTGGAAGACGAACTCTTGCCGCTGGCCGAGGCGTGGGGCCGCGCGTGCGGTTGCCGGCGCGTGCTGGTGATCGGGCGGGACGGCTGGGCGCGGGCGCTCAAGACCAAAGGTTACGCGCCGCTGGCGCGGATCATCGCAAAGGACCTCTAGGATGAGCTTGAAGATCGGAGGCTCGAAGTCGAACTCGAGCGGCACGTCCAACACCCAGACCAACTCCACCACGACGCCGATCGTGCCCGACTGGGCGTCCAACCTGACGCAGAGCGTGGCTGGGCGCGTCGGCAGCTTGGTGGGACAGGACCCGCAGAGCCAAGTCGCGCCGGTCAACCCGCTGCAGAGCGCGGCGGGCCTCAACGCCGGCGTGCTCTCCGGCTCTCCGTGGAATTTCGACGGCGCGCTCGACCTCTACCGCGGCGTGGCGAACCGGCAGGCGCCGAGCATCTCGGCCAACATCGGCCAGTTCATGGACCCGTACCTGAACGATGTGGTCAACGCGACGTCGGCGGACCTCGACGCGAGCGATGGCAAGGTGCGGGCGCAGCAGGCGCTCGACCTGGCGGGTTCCGGGGCGTTCGGCGGATCGGGCGCGGCGCTGACCCAATCGGCGACGGAAGGGGAACTGGCGCGGGCGCGGGCGACGTCGCTGGGCAATCTTCGGTCGCAGGGCTTCGCCCAGGCGCTCGGCGGGGCAACGTCGCAGGCGCAGCTGCAGCAGCAGCAGCAGGCCCAGCGCCTGGCGGCCGCGCAGGGGATCGTCGACGCCTCGACAGCCTATGACGCCAACAACCGCGCCAATATCGCGAGCCAGCTTTCGACCGGCGACGACCTGCGCAACATCACCCAGCAACAGCTTCAGGCGCCGACGACCAGCACGGCGCAGATCGTGGCGATGCTGAGCGGTCTGCCGATCAACCTGTTCACGGGGCAGACGACGAGTGGGACGTCGAACACTCAGACGAAGGGGCAGACGACGAACGTCAACGCCGGCCTCGACGTGCCAATCTTGAAGGGGCCGCTAATCTCGTGACCACTCAAGCTGAGCGAATGGCCGCGCTCGAACAGCGCCTCACCGACCACGAGTCCCGTTGCGAAGAGCGACTCGGCGAAATCAAGATCTCGGCTGCCAGCACCCTCAAAGCCGTCGAGGGTTTGAAGAACCGGTCCTGGGCCATCGCGCTGGCCATGTTGGCTTGGGCCCTGGCGCAGGTGTGGTCCGCCGACCAAGCGCGCGTCACTCGGCTCGAAAGCGCGCAACTCATCGCCAAGCAGGAGGTCACCGATGGCGCCGCCCGTTGAGGTCCGCTGGCTCTGGCGGCGGATCTACACCTACATCGCAACGGTGCTGAACTGCGCCGGCGTCGGCTGCATCGTCTGGCGGCTGCATGATGCGGCGGCGCTCAAGTGGCTAGGCCTGGCGCTGGTCGGCGCCAACGTGGTCCTGGCGACCCTCTACCTAGCCGGCGCGACCGTCACGGACTGGGCGAAGCTGGTCCATGCGGCGCGCAGCCCCACGCCCTAACGGGCCCCATTCACCGCAGGACTGAGATTCATGGTGACTCAGCTGACGGCGCACTTCGCGCTGGAAGAGCTCGCGTGCACGCAGCATCGCGAGTTTGACAACACCCCGCCGCCGGAGGTGGTGGCGACGCTGCGGGAGACCGCGGCGCGGATGGAGGAGGTGCGCCGCCAGTTGGGCGGGCGGGTGATCACCGTGTCGAGCGGCTATCGCTGCCGTTCGCTCAACCGCGCGGTGGGCGGGGCGGCGACCTCGGCGCACCTGACCGGCCATGCGGTGGATTTCAACTGCTACGGCTTTGGCGATGCGCTCGCGGTCTGTCGGGCGCTCGCTGAGTCGGATCTGGATTTCGATCAGATCATCGAGGAGGGGACGTGGTGTCACGTGTCCTTCGATCCGCGGATGCGACGGCAGGTTCTGACGCGGCGGGCCGGCGGCTATGGCCTGGGGCTGCCGCAATGAGCCCGCGCCTGATCCTGATCCTCACGGCCATGCTGGCGGTGCTGGGCGTGGCCGGCGGGCTCTATCTGAAGGGCCGCCATGACGCCGCCGCCCGCGAGCGGCCGAAGACCGAGGCCGCGCTCGCCAAGGCCGCTGTCGCGGGCCTTGAGACGCAGGGCGCGCAACAGAGCGCTCAGCGGGTCGAGGTCGTGGTCCGCCAGCGCGACGCCGCCAACGGCGTTGTCGCCCGCCTGATGCCTGAAGCGCTCAAATCGGAGGATGCCAATGTCCCGCTCGATCCCGCCCGCGCTGCTCGCCTGCGCGACGCTGATGACGGCCTGTGCGGCGCACGGCCCGATCTTGGCGGATGCACCCAGAATTCAAATGCCCCAAGCGGCGCAGGCGCCGTGCGCGCTCTACCGCCTACCGGCAGCGCCGACGACCGCTGACCTGGAGGTGGGCTACGCGACGCGCGGCGCTGAGATTGTCGCTTGCGATGCGGCGAGGGCCTTGGCTGTGCAGACGCATCAGGCCGAGCATGATCTGGAGGACCGGATCAGGGGACAGGGGGCCAAGCCCGCTCGCTGAGCTCGCCGATGTACGCGGCGACATCCTTTGGCCAGGCGGCAACGAGGCCCTCGAACCGCGCGCGATCGCGGGCGAAGAGGGCGCGCGTCGCTTCCTCATAGCCAGGCCGGTCGCCGGCCAGCGCCGTCATAACCCGGTAGGTCACCTCCTGCGTCTGGCGCACCGCGTCGGCGTCTACGGTCTCTCGCCGCGCCTGGTCGACGAGGCGGCGCAGGGTCGCCGAGGCGCCGCCCGGCTGGGTCGCAAGCCAGTCCCAGTGGCGAGGGAGCAACGTAACCTCGCGGGCGATGACGCCGAGCTTCGGGCGGCCGCGGGCGGGCTTCGAAGCGGAAGAGGCTGGGCTCAATCGGGCCAGGACGTCGTCCACGGAGCCACGCAGATCGACTTCGACGGCGTGGCCAGTTGAGTCATTGAGGATCAGGGGAGTGCGATCTTGGTTTGCATGCGCGGCGAGAGCCACCGCTGCCAGATCGCCGCGCGCGATGAGCCGCGATCCTGCGAAACCGGTGACGCTGCCTCCCGGGGAAGACGCCATAGTGGCTCCTGAATAGTTCTGCCCGGGTGAAATTTAGCCCCACATGAGGCGCGGGAATAGCTCCGAATATCGCCCGGCAATTTCTTCGACCCGTCATCGGCAACCAACGGGTCATCCGCGGCGCGTAGCCGCCGCCCATCATTCGCAGGAGGAGAGCGCCGCATGGCTTCTAGCCAGATCGATCCCGCACGCCTGAGTGGCGATGCACTTGCGCGTTGGTATCTGAGGTCACCTGCAGACGTCGAACACGAGCGCCAGGTGGGTGCAACGCAGCGTTACGACGAGTTCTTTTCGCCGCTCGGCGAGGGTGCTCAGGCCGGCAAAAAGCCGGCGATCGATGCAGGCGAAAGCGGCCCCACAATGCTTTGGGCGGCCGGGGACAGCCGGTCGTCGGATGGACCCGAGGTCGGAAGCCAAGGGCTCTTGGGGTCGAGACCAGATACCGGTTCCGGCTACCAACTGGCGGCCGCAAGCCCTCGCCGCTTTGGGGACTATTGGAGTGTTCCAGGCTGCGCCAACTGCCACGGCTATACACCGACTAGCTTGCCTCCGATCGGAGGACACTTTCCTTTCCCACCCAACTACAGCCCCCGCTCTGGCGGATCGGACGGCGCCTCGTCTTCAAACCCGCGTTGGAGCGAACGACCGCAATGCCATCAGCAATTCGAGACCGATAGAAAAATCTGCCAAAAGGCCAGGAATTCCAAGTGCTGGGAAAACAGCAACAAGCGACTTGAATATTGTGACCGCACTGGCGAGGTGACCATACCTCCACTTAAATTTGGGCCGCCTAACCGATGACCAACGGCCGGCGAGATACCAGGATGCTGCTAACTTGGCGCTGCCTCTGCACCGGCCCAATCGATCAGGTTCGGATGGATGCTGGCGGAGAAGCAGAAGGCCGTGACTTTTGCCGGCTCGCCTTGCTTCTCAGCCGTCCAGATATCGACGAACTTCCATACAGAACTGAGGCACGTCAACGCGGGCGCCAAGGCTTCCTCGGGAAGTTCCAAGTTCACCTCAAAGTCTGGTCCCTGCGGGCCTAGGCGCTGCGAATAGAACTGGCCGACCTCGCCGGTGCGGGCGTTGAAGCGAACTTCGCGGCCAAATGGGGATATCCAAATTTGGATAAGCTTGCCTCGGTGGACGCTCGGTGCGCGCACCCGGCCAGTTATCTCGATGGTGCGCGAGTACATCAACCCACGCTGGAAGCGATACTTTACGGGCGTGCCTGTATTACTGAGGCCAACATAGACAGCCCAGTTCCACTCGACGACTTCGACCAT